GGTACAGCAAAATCAACTCCTGTGTGATATCCCTTACTCCACATCTTGCCTTTTTTCTTGTAAGGTGTTGTGATTTTTCCGTTAGCAATTGGTAATCCCATTATTTACTATCTTCCTTCTTGTTAGCTTTTTTAAATATGGCATCAACTTCTTCTTGAGTAAGCTTGCCATCATCTAAAAATGCTTTTGCTAAATCTGTTATTACTCTTGAAACTGCTAAAGCACCAGCGATAACTGCTGAATTTAATGGTTCTACACCAATGAAACTACCAGCACCAATTGCAGGTAATGCTGTAACTAAGAATAAAGCAAAACTTCTTAGAACCACGTCTTTAATGATTGCTGGTTTCATTATTTGACCAACGCTTCTATTTCAGCATCAGTTAAACCAAGTGCTTTCAGTTTGGCTTTGCCTGCTGTTGCTGCTGTTTCTGCTGCTACTTTCGCTGCATCTTCTAAGGCTTTTGCTTCAGCGTAGGCTTCAGCATCTGCCTGCATTTGTGCCACTTCGGCATTTGTTAGTTCTATTTCCTCGGTGATGCCTGTTGAGCAATCGACTACGAGTTTGGTTGGGTTTGCCATTGTTGTTTTCCTTTTCTTTTAACTAGATTTTATGCCATAAAGAGTTGCTGTGGAATACTGCACAAAAGAACCACTCGTAGGTGTCAAAGTGACTCTTGTTATCGCAGCAGTACTAGACCACAAACCTGCCACTAACCATTGATACGCAGTAGTTCCATTATTTTCGGTAATAGAATCAACACTAAAAGATTTATTTTTAGTGGTAGAAGTGTAACTTGGAATATAAATTTCTGTGCTACCAAAAGCACCTGTTGCGGCATTTGAGCCAGATGCAATAAAACCTTGTCTTGTTAATGTTAAAGAAGCAACAGCACTACCACTACCCTCAAGGGCTCTACCAGTTCTATTTGTTGTCAAACCATTAAAATCAATATAAGGAGTATCACCTGAAGTTGCGTAAGAAACTCTTGAACTAATAACAATTTTTAAATCAGTATAAGTTTGAGGAATACTGGTAAAATCTATTGTTGCAGCACCACCACTACCAACAATAATACTTTGAATTTTCACAAAAGCACTAGGCACTTTTCACCCCATATAAAGAAATAGTTGTTCCAATAGGAAAGTTACCAGAACTTCTTTCGAACCTTAATGTTGAAATAGCAGCAGTATTGCGCCATAAGCCCACAGTCGCAGTTGGACCACCCGTATTATCTGTGACATTACTTCTTGATAAAAATGTTTTAAAAGTTGTCGTATTGCTGTAATTTTGCACATTAACAATACAATTAAATTGTGTTCCTGAAGTTGGTGGCAAGTTATACAAATATGGGACAGAATATCTAGCCGATAAAGCACTAGTTCCATTACCATTAACCATGGTTACAGAATAATTTGAATTAGTTGTATCAGAATTAAAATATATTGTAATTAAAGCACCCTGAGTACTTCCTTGCCAAACAGCAATAAGGTCAGTATAAGTTGCAGGGATTGATGTGAAATCTACATTTGTTGCAGTGGAAACTAGCGTAGTAGTCGCAATCGCTTCGTAAGTTGGTTTAGGCATTATGCTTTCACCCCATACAAAGCAAAAGAAGAATACTGTGCAAGATTTGTTGCATCACCAGTCCAAAGTTTAATACTTGTTATTGCAGAATTTGAACGCCAATTACCTGATCTCAAACCAATTTCACCAGAACCATTATTATCTAGACCAGCAATACTTCTTGCAGTTTTATATTTATTAGTGTTTGAATAATCTAAAATATCTAAAACAAAACCACCGAAAACTGAAGCCGTAGAACTTGATGAACTGACAGTTGATACTCTAATAAAGTTTATTGTTGCTGCATTAAATGATGCTGCTGATGAACCATCTCCATAAACATAATGTCTTGAATAATTTGTAGCAGTATCACCATTAAATTGAATATCAACATTTCCTGTTGTAGAAGCACCTCTAGCAATACCACGAATTTGTAGATGAGAGTATGTTGCTGGAATAGAAGTGAACTCAACATTTGCTACAGCAGAACCAGCAGTAACATTTGCAATAGATTCAAAATCACCAACAAGAACACCTGCACCTAAACCATAGGCGCGTGCTGAAGCACCAGCAAAAGAACCAACAATAGGCATAAGCTTGTTCCTTTACTTAAATTGAGTTTGTGAGGCCAATATTTTATATGTCGGAGTCGCGGCAGTTTTAATAATGGTGAAAGAATAAGCATCAACAGAGGAAACATTCCCTGCTGCTGGAGCGACTCCTCCTTGCCAAATTGGTGTTCCTGCTGACCCATCAATTTGGAACGCAGTCGGATAGTATGCTGTTGTACCATTTGTGTTTAAGAAAACGTGTGTGACGGCTTCGCTAGTGTCAATATAAGAAGCAGCAGTAGTTGATGAATTACCGCGAAAGTTTAATGTGAAGTTTCCACTAGCGTTTGAGGTGTAATAGGTGACTGAAGTGTTCGCGATATCAACTGTGACTGTTCCAGTTGCCGCAGTGGCGGAAATTACAGTTAATTCTGATGGTGAAACTAAGTCTGCGCGATAATTATTTAGGTAGGCGTTAGTGTCAGAAGCAGTTAATACTTCTCCTGCCGTAAAAGTCTTATTTGCCATTTAGAATCCTAACCTGTCATCATCTAGTACACCAAATATTGTATCGTCTAATACAAAATTTGCATAATCTAGCGTACTTAAGTTCAGTACTACTATATGAGAAATGCTATCAGTTCTATGAGTTATCCCTGTAATTTGAGCATATTTATCTATTTGGCTACCGACATTATTTGGAGTGAACTTAATTTGAACGACTTGCGTGAGTTCCAAGCCCAAAACTGCATTTTGCTGGGCTGTGGATAAGGTTGCTAGTTCAACTTCGAGAGCGTCAAATCTATATTCGGGTTCTGAATAACGGCTTAATAAATATTCAGATAATAGTAATGAATCGGAATCGCTATCAAGCAATAAGTCGGCTTGTTCTAGTGTTGAAATACCATATTGTATTTGTGAATCAATGTCTTCGCTAGTTTGTGCAGTTCCATTAGCCCTCGTTACAACTACTCTGTTATATAATTGCTCAGAGCCATAAACTACAGATAAGTTATTAAAAGGAGTTGCTGAGCCGTCATCAGCAAAAGTCACAATACTACTTGAATCTAATGGGAATGTTCTATCTTGGAAATTGAAGTTACCCTCTTTGCCGATAAAAATACTACCTGGTTCAGATTCGTTCACAGTTTGTAAGTAATCTAAAACGTTTACACCTTCGTCTACCACATCTGCTTGCAGAGAAGCTTGTCCTGCGTCAATTACGCGATTCGCGACTGGCCAATTGACTTCAGGTCTTGACAGTACGGAGTTCATACGAGAACCAGATAATTCAGCAGAAGCAGTATGTGGAGTTAAGTTTTGGGTTGCTAATAAACTGAAACCATCAGAAGCGATAGCAACAACTCTATTGTCGCCATTTGGTTGATATTCTAAATTCCAATCATCAATCAAACCATAAAATAACGCAGTCCCATTTGACTGAACTCGTATTTCTCTGTGTGGGATGATTTGACCAGCATACGGACTAGATGTGTTAAGGGGGTCAAAAGTCCTCAAGCGATTATCTAAAGTTACTGATAATTGACCAGCAGAATATCTATCTAGTTCACGGCTACGCCCTCTATTGCTATTAACCTCAATAAGAAATTCTGAAACATCATAAAATAAAGAACCACCTAAAGTAAATTGAGTATTATCTAATACACCCGCGACTGGGTCATCAAGAGTGAAGAAAGGTCCACCCAAACTTGATAAGTCAAATCCTATTTCAACAGTGGTAATTGGTACTGGCATTAGGCACTCGCAAATACTGGTCCAGAAGTTCTTTCATATCTCTTAATAGCATCCACTATTTCTTTACCAACTTGTGCGCCATTTGCTCCCATGCCAGCATTAACAGTTATCTTTATATTCGCTGAACCTCTTGCACCCATCCGATTATTAGAAATGATTGAACCACTCGTTGATGGATTAAATATTTCAGGTCCACGCTCCCCGACAATGTAAGGGAATCCTGCGGCGACTGGTCCACCATTTGCTCTAAAACCAAAATCAAATGGCTTAGGTCTTGGTGCAGGTTTAGGAGCAGGAGTAGTTTTAGGTGTTGCTTTTGATGCTGGTTTTGCTGCAGGAGTAGGTGTCGTTGCACCTTGAGTTGCATTGGCGATTGCAGCAGCGATTATTGATGCTGAATTATTTAATTCTGTTATTAAAGCATTCACTAAACTTTGTGCTGCATTAACTCCAGCAGAATAAAATTGGTCGGCTAAGCTTGTAGATACAGTTTCTCCTACTGTTTCTACGCTCGCTACTAAAGTATTAACTTGTTGAACTATTGTTGAACCACCAGCGATTATTTCGTCAGCAATTACAGTTCCAGTTTCGTATCCAGCATTAGCGATTTGAGTTATGGCTCTTTCGTTCAGTCCCATCGTCAAGAGTTGTTGAATCTTGCCACCAAAATCTTTTGCTTGTTCTGCTTGTAGTGTTAATGAATCTAGAAATGTTGAACCCTCTGCGATGCTTGAGAAACTCAATACGTCTGTTATTGAACTCTTAATAGTGGACTTGAAGGAGGCATATTGTTCTTTGGCAGCGTTAAGTTTTGTTCTAGCCTCGTCTAAAGCGAAAGCAAAGTTCTTTTGAACTACACCTGCTAAGTCTTTAAAAGATGTTGCCAATGCGGCGTTTATTTTTGGTGTTCCAGCCATGATTTTTTGTATTTCACTCAAAGAGTTCCTGGCTAAGTTAGTCGCACCTTCAATGGACTGTGGGCTCGTCCCGGCAACAAATTCAGCATAATTTTTATTTGTTTCAGTCAGAGCGTCAGTATTACGCTTCAACTCTTCTTGTGTTTTCGCTAGAGCGTTTTGCGCTTCTTCGGATTGCTGGAAACCTTTAGTTTGTTTTTCTAATAATTTTTGTTGTTCTCTTTCTCGTTGAGCGACCCTAGAGGCAGCAGGTGTAGCATTGGCTTTTGGAAATTGTGCGCTCGGTGCTTTACCTTGTAAGAAATCTATAATCCATCTAGGTAAAGTTAAAATACTACTTGCGATTTCTGTAACTATCGTCGCAGCCAAGCCTTTGAATGTTCGCTCACTTGCGTTGGCTGTAGTGATTAGTTCAGCAGTCAATGCACCTAAGCCTTCAATTATTAAACCAACTTCTGTTCCGATTCCTTTTAACTTCTTGGTTGTTGTATCAGAAGTCACTCCAACTTCATTTAAAGCATCATTGACAAGTTGTATTGACCTTAAAAGTCCGTAGCCAACTTCTTCTTTTAATTCACCAAAACCTTGTCTTAACTTAATTATTTGACCTTCAGGTGTATCTAATAAGCTTTTGTTGAAACCCTTGTAAGTTGAATTTAAAACTTCAATAATTGCAGTAACGCGCTCTGCTTCTGTTCCGCTCTTAATTTGTTTCTTAGTGGCTTCATCTAGCACGAAACCTGTTTTTGTCAAAGAAGCAAAATTACCTTGCAAAGCCTGCGCCAGTCCATTAGTCATAGACTTGAAATCTTCAGCAGATGCCGCAGCACCTTTTTCAGCAGTTACATAATCAAGGATTGCTGGAGTTAATTGTTCAATGGTATTTGCAGTTAAATCAAAGGTGGCTAATTGAGATTGAGCGACAATGATGTTTTCTTTTGTAACAACACCGACTTTTTCTAACGCATTAGCTTGTTTTAATAATAAATCTACCTGGCCATTAGTAGCCCCTCCAGTAGTTATAAGTATTTTTCTTAATCTGTTTTGTGCTGCTTCAAGTTCAAGGACACCCTTAATAGATGAAGTGAAGAAACGACCAATTTCCCTTGCCCCAAAAGTTGCAGCAATAGTTAAGCCTAGTTTTTTTAATGAGCCAGTGAAAGAATTAAAATTATCTTGTGTTTTCTTTGAACTCGCCTGAACTCCAGCAAGTTTAGACTTGATTGAGTTAATGTCTTTAACAGCCTGGTTAATACCTTTAGCGTCAAAAGTGGAATCAATCCTGACGTTAATTGCCATTTATGCTGCTTTCTGTTGCAATCTTTGATTACCTTTTATAATCGCTAATGCTATTGTCTTTTCAATCTCCATAGTAATGGTGTTTTCATATTTTTCAACGGCTGAATAAATGTACCTAGAAGCTTTTCCTCTACCTGTTTGACTTAATGCTTCAATCATGGATTTACCTTGACCACTTAATCTGTGG